ATTTAAATTTGTGCCCCTAGTTCAACTCCCTGATCGGAGAGTACAACAACACGAGAACAGGAGAGATGCATAAATTGCATACCCATACGCTAGGGCCGCGTATTGACTGAAGGAAGACGCAAAAAGCCCCGCCAGCCTGTCGGGGCCAGCGGGGCTTTGTTGTCGCTCTGGATTGTCAGTCGCGCAGTGAATCGGGAACCGGAATTCCCATTTCATCCGCCAAGCTCACCGGGTCGCAACCGCCAGCAATGACGATGTTGCGTCCGTCCACGATGTAGTACGGGTGATACCAGTGGTCGAGTCGGTCGGTGGCCGCCAGCAGGCGTTCACCTTCCTTGCGGAGCTGATAGCGCACGCGGCGCAAAAGGTTGTTGTATTGGCTGTTGCTTTCCATCTCACGTCTCCAAAGAAAAGGGAGACGCCCGCCAGTAGCGTCAGGGTAAGCAGCCAAGCCATACCGAGCCTCGTCACAAGGGGCAAAGGATCCCTTGACCGCCCGCTTAGTCAGGTGTCCGCGAGTTGGCTAGTCGCGGCTGACCGGGTACGGATTTAATGTCGGTAGCGCCAATCTAGTACGCGCCCGCCCCGGTGACAACACTTGGAGCGGTGCGCGTTCAGGTATCAGACGGCGACCAGCCCGAGATACTGGCGGCGCAGCTCAGCGAAGCGGTTCAGCGGCAGGGCATCCCGGAGGCGGTTCCGGGCATCCGTCACCGCGTGATCCATCATCTTGACCACCAGCAGGCTCTCGGGGTCTCCGGCCTTCTGAGCCTCGTCGCGCAGGCTCAGCATCTGGTCGATACGGGCGAGGGTCTTCAGGACGTCGATGGTGGTCATGTGGCGGTCTCCGATGGAATGGAGACAGGATCGGGGTTGCTCTGTCAGGAAACAGTCGGCCATCGACCCGTTGCGGGGTAGGACAATTCCTACCTCGACCGGGCCAGCTGGCGCTTGATGCGCTCGCCTGCCGCTACCGCAATCTGTGTCGCGCTTTCTCGGTTCGTCGTGGGCTGCACGTTGATCACCGTGGTGATGTTTCCGCCGCCGCCCATCTTGTGATTCGGGACAATCGATCCGTTGCCGCTCGGGGTGAACAGCTCCGGGCCTCTCTCGCCAACCAGGTACGTCTTGCCGCTGTAGACCGGGCCGCCATCGGCTCTGGCGCCGCCGAACGCCCCGAGAATCCCTGAGACGAGGTTTCCGAACTGGCCGCCGCCTTTCTGCCCCTGATCACCGAACAGGAAGCTGGTGAAGTTGTTGGCGATGCTCCGGGCGATCTGTTTCTCGATGTCCCGCAGGAAGTCGTTGATCGCGTCACTGGCCGACTTGGTGCCGTCGATGAAGCTGGCAAAGGCGTCGCTGGTCGAGTCCCTGAACTGATCCATGGATGCCGTCAGCTCGTCCATCCGCTGTAGCTCCTCGATGCTCTTTCGGATGCGTGCGCCTTCCTTTTCCAGTTCCTCCGCGCTCAGTCCTCGCGTCCGGGCCGCAAACTCCCTTTCGACCGATCCCAGCTTGAGTAGCTCGGCCTCGCGCTCCAAGTCCTCTAGCAGCTGCTGTAGCGGAGTCCGTTGCGCCTTGATGGCTTCGGTAACGTCGTTGTATCGCTCGACCTCTAGCGCCTTCAGGCGGGCAATCTCTGCCGCAGACTTCCCGGCAGCAACGCCCAATTCTTCAATGTCCTGCAGCCGGTTGATGTGGTCGTTTTCAGCTTCCGCCAGCGGGCCGGATAGGGTGGCGGTCAGCGCCTGCCAATCGGTCAAGGCTTGGTTCCTCGCCTCAGCACTGGCGTTCATGGCGTCCTGTATGGCGTTCTCAGCCTTGGCAATGTCCTCGGATGCCTGCTTGGTCGCCTTCGCCAGATTGCGCACTGAGAGCGGCGCATCGCGTTTGGTGGTGCCTGTCGATTCCGTTTCACTTGTCGGAATAGCTACCGTGTCCAGCGCCTGCAACCGCTTGAGGGCTTCAAACTGCGACCCCTCCACCAGGTCCTTGAAGGTCTGGAAGTTGTTGCTCGCCTTGTCGATGTTCCGGGCTGCCGTATCAAACCCTGTCGAAAGCAGCTTGGTCGCGGCATCGATGGGGCCGATCTCGAGAATGTCGCGCTGGAACTCGCGCACGTTGGCGAATTGCTCGCCGATACCTCGCCCCAGCGTTGATAGCTGCGTCTCGACCATCCCGACCATGTAGCCCAGCGTTTGCAGAACCGATGTCAGCTCAATGGCGACCTTCGCCACAAACTTCAGCCCCTCAGCAAACACCTTGACCTCTGTGCCTCCCTTGCGGGCCTCCTTGCCGGACTCCACAAGCTGGCCCGACAGCGCCGTCATGGCTGGCAGCAGCTCCCTTGCCAAGTCGTTGGCGAACCCCTGCGCGAGCTTGCTCAGGTCGGTCAGGTTGTCGTTGAACTGTTCGGCCAGCTTCGTCGTGTTGGTGTCCAGTTCCAGCCCCAGCGCGCGGGCGTTGCTGGTCAGGTTTCCGATGCCTGCCGATCCCTCGTTGAGGAAGGGGATCATCTGGGCGCCGGCACGTCCGAATAGCTGGACGGCAAGGGCGGTCTTGTTCGCGCCGTCTCGGTAGGTGGCGAACTTGTCGGCAATCTCGCCCAGCAGCCGGTCTGCGTCCTTCAGGTTGCCTTGGGCGTCCTTCACATCGATGCCCATGGCCCTGAAGGCGTCGCGGGCCTCTCCGGTGTCCTGAGCGGCGTCTGAGGCGTTCTTGGTCAGCTTGACCATGGCGGCGCCCAGCTTGTCCACGTCCAGCCCTGAGCGTTCGGCGGCGTAGGCGAGCGTCGATAGCGTTTCGACCGATACACCGACCGACCGTGATAGCTTGCCGATCTCGTCAGCGGCATCGATGGCCTTTTTGGTCATCGCAGCCATGGCAGTGGCCGCCGTGGCGAACGCGATACCAAGCGCCTTGCCTACTTGCTGGGCCTCGCGCTCAATGCGCTTCATGTTGCGCTCAAATTGCTTGCGGGCGCGGTCGGTGTCTGTGTTGAATGCGCCAGTTCTGGCGAGGAAGTCAACGACGATTTTTGCCATGGTCCCTCCGATGGGGAAATGTCGTCTCACGACGAAAAATTGTTATGGTCAAAACGAGATTGTTACGGTGTAGCAGAGCGGAGTTTGGGAACTCGGTGGCCGGTCAATCGTTTGGCGCCTCAAACCGGCCCCGCCCGGATATTCAGTGGATGAACTCGTCCAGCGGGTCTTTATCGTCACCGCTTCCGCCGTTCATCACCCTTGATTCATCGACCGGCGTTGCTCCCAGCTTCGATAACAGCGAGGATAGGGAATGGGCAGCCGATACGCCCATCTCCGAGTCGTGATCCATTCGGGCCGCCAGCTTGCATGTGAGCCTGAGCAGAACGCGGTGCGCTGAGTGAAGCCACGGAAGCTCCTGCGCGAACTCTGCCCAATACTTCCGTTCGGTTTCCGTCATCCTCGCGAAGGGTTCGCCAAGGGGTTTGGTGTTGCTTGGCCCGGTTCGATCCCGGTACCGCTCGGGGTGCTTCAGGGTTGCGCCTGATACCTCGGCCTTTCGTTTTGGTGTTCGATTTGCCGCCATTTGCTACCTCATAGTCTCAAGTGGAATCGCCGCAAAACTCCGGGCGGCTCGGTGGCCTGAGCGAACGCCTGTGGACGTGCGCTATCCCCCGCCTCACATCGGCCAGCCATCAGCACCAATGCGTGCCTTCGGCTTGGCTCCTCGCTCTCTCATGGTCTTGTCACGATGGCAGGGGCGGCACATCCACCTAATGTTGCGAAGGTCATCGGTGCCGCCTTTGGATAGTGGGATGACGTGGTCTGCGTCGCCTTCGTCTGTGATGCGTCCGCACACTTGGCAGGTGTATTGGTCACGTCTGGCGACAGCATCGCGCTTGCGACGCCATGGCCTGCCACCTCTGCCTTTGCCCCACGTCTTGCCTGTCATTGATCCTTTTGCCTCTGTTCGTGTGGTTGACGAATTCCCGCCCGAAGGCGGGAACACGAGCCCGTGTGAAGGACACCGTGGGCTAGCCGGTGCATCCGGAGAGGTGATGAGCGGACTTGATTGCTCCGGATGAATTGGCCCGTTTCCGACACCGTGGGCCAAGCGGATTCCGGGGCGTGGAGATAGCCCTGTCGATTGCTTGGTTACGCTTCATAGAACCGGGTGACGACTGCACCAGGGCAGGCACCTTCAGGGCACAGGGAGACTTCCTTCAGTCGCCATTGGTCATAGAACCCATTGCCGCCAGACACGCCACGAAGTACCAATGACTTGCCGTTCATCGCTGCGCCTGAGAACGCCCCGTATTCGCCGGACCTAACCCTTTCCCATGCGTGGTCACCGGCTCTTGTATTCCAGACAGCGGCGCGGATATAGACGCCTCGCTCGCTGCACCTAGCCTCGAAAATCTCGCCGACTGCGGCCTGTTCATCCGGAACCTTCGCGCCGCGATTGGTTTTGCCATGACTGACCAGCAGCGGAGCCGGTAACGTGACTGCACACCCTCTCGGATTCAGCGAGTAGCCGTGGGAATTGACGTTGCCGTTACTTGCCCAGCCCTCAACAATCCGCGTCGGGCTTTTCTCCAACGACTTCAAGTAGTGATGGGTTGCGTCGCGGTAGCCATACCAGGTGCCGCATGGGAGCGAGTGGGTGTAGGGATATGGGAGTGTTTCCCGCTCCCGTTTCACTTTCGGCGGACTGACTCTGTCCGCCCTGCATTCGGCTCGTCTCTGAAAGCTCATGGCCGTTACCCGTAAAGGCAGCCAGTCATGACAGCGACGGCACTCTGGCGATCCAATCTCCAATTGACCGTGGTGTTTGCCATCCAAGCGACGGTGTCCGTCTGGAACAGTGAGACGTGTTCGGCGGGGCCGTTGGGGTCGTCGGCCATTTCGAGCGTGGCCTCTTGGTTGACCTTCAGGTTGATGCCTTCATAGCCAAAGGCGATGCCGCTGCCGTCGATCAATGCAATCTGACCGCCGCCAGACGTGCGTGGGCTGGCGCGACTCGTGATCATCGGGATTCCCAGCAGTGCGCCGCCAAGCGGTCCGCAGTCAGGGAACAGGAATCCGCCGGAGCCGGTGACCATGGCGAGCTGAGTTGCAGTGGTCGGGTCGGTCACGAACCGGGCAACGCTCAAGTCACCGTCGAATGCTTCGATTAGCGCCTTCAGGTCTGCAACCGGGTCGCCCGTGGCTACCACCGTATCGACGCCAACCGTCACCGCTGCCGGTGTCGTGGAGCTGCCCGTATTGGTTGCGTCCAAGAATCCCTGATCGATGGCCAGCGCCAGCGCGGAGACGATGTCATCCTGCAAACCTGCCTCAATAACAAAGTTCTGTGCGGCGGCGGATTCCTTGGTAGCCGCGACCAGTGCGCCAAGCGACTTGGGTTCCAGCGTTGCGCCCGTGACGGCAGATTTCGACAAAGGGATGGGGTTTCCTTGCCCGACCCAATACGCGTTCGCGCCCGATGTCATCTTGATGGTGCGGGTGAAGAACTGAACACGCCGGAGCGGCAAGCGACCAATGACGCTTTTTTCCTTGACCAGGCCGAAGAACTCTCGACTGGTGTAGTCGCTCTGTGAGCCTTCAAGCATTGCGCCGACCGCATTGCGGACGTGAACCGCTTCGTTCGGCCATCGCCGCTCGATCAGTTCGTCTTCGGGGCCAGCAGCCCCGCGACGAATGGCGTTGAGAAGGCAGGCGCGGAAGTAGGGAGTGACTTTGCTCATGAAACCTTGTTCTCCAGTGGGAAAGTTACGGTTTCATGGTCACCCCGTTTTTTACGTCCGCCCGTCGCGATTCCGCGCGTCTCCGCGTGTTTCCGCAGCCAATAGAGCGGCTAGGTCTGTCAGTTGGTAGCGGACGCCAGCGCGGGTTTTTCGGTATGGCAGCTCGCCCTTGTGGTCGGTTCGCCAGTCCCGCAGGGTGCTGGGTGATCGTTCCAGCGCAGCGGCTGCCGTGGACTCATTCACGACATCACCAGGGCCGATCCAGTGACCGCGCTCGTTGCACCATCGCTTGAGGTCAGCAAGGGTTTCCGCCAGCCGTTCAGCGTCGGACTTCTGGTGTGGCTGAAGCTGCTGGCCGCAGCATGGGCATCTGTTCATGGCGTCACCTCGGCGCACCATTCGCAGCCC